GGGCGTAAGAATCATTATGCGTTCCGCAGCAAGTGACGGCGGGTTGGAATCCGCAACGGCGAAATTCGCATGGCTTGATGAATGCGGTCAAGACGAATTCAGAATTTCAGCATGGGAAGCCGTGCAACGCAGGTTGTCTCTTTCACAGGGGCGTGTTCTAGGAACCACAACCCCTTACAACATCGGCTGGTTGAAGACAGAAGTATTTGACAAATGGCGTGCTGGTGACCCTGATTACCAGGTCATCCAATTCGCAAGCACGATGAACCCCAACTTTCCAAAAGCAGAATACGAACGCGCACGGCGAACCTTACCAAGCTGGAAATTCGAGATGTTTTACAACGGCGAATTCTCGCGTCCGGCTGGATTGATCTATGAGGATTTTCCAGGCGAGAACGCGGTACTGCTTGTGCATCCCTTCGACATCCCGAAAGAGTGGCCACGCTGGGTGGGGATCGACTTCGGAGCCGTTCACACCGCGACATTGTGGATCGCCAAAGACCCCGAAAAGAACGTCTACTACGCTTACCGCGAATCGCTTGAGGGCAGCATGACCACCCAGCAACACGTTTCCAGGGCAACGGAACGGGCAACAGGTGAGAACGTTGTCAGGTGGCAAGGTGGGGCGGCAAGCGAAACACAGCAGAGAATGGACTGGTACGCGGCTGGGATCGATGTCAAAGAGCCTGGTATCAGAGATGTTGAAGCGGGGATTGACAGAGTAATTCAGTTATTCAAGACAAAGCGGTTATTCGTGTTTGAAACATTGTTAGGGTTACGAGATGAACTAGGCACATATTCACGTGTACTTGATGCAAGTGGTCAGCCGACAGACAGAATCAAAGACAAAGAAACGTTTCACAGAATTGATGCTTTACGGTATTGCGTGGCAGGGCTGGACACAATAGACGAATTCAAGGTCATAGACATCCCCCTGGATTGGTGACGCATGGCATTATTTGACAACCTAAGAAATGGCGTACGTTCATGGCTGGGGATTGATGGCAACCCAGACGAACGTGTTAATTTCATCAAGCGTAACAAAGCCTACGTTGACGGCGACCAAAAGAAAATGCTCAAGGTCAAGCCTGGCAACACAGACGATAACGTGACCGTCAACATTATGGGTTTGATTGTGGATAGGTGGGTATCCTGGTTATTCGGGAATGAAATTGAATTCGACCTCCCAGGTGAAGACGAATCCGCAGAACAGAAATTCATTGACGAAACATGGGCTGCTAACCGCAAGGACATTCTCTTGCACAAGATCGGCGAGAACGGCGCGATTGCAGGCACTCCGTATGTCAAGATCGTNCCNAANGATAACGGNATTCGTCTNATTGCGNTNNATCCNNANTNCGTCACCATCGACACNGANCCCGAAGACGTGGATACCGTTATTCGCTACACCATTCAGTATAACGTTGACCGAGATACCGTCAAAGAGATCAGCGAAATTGTGGACGGACGCTGGGTCGTCACTCGCAGGGTCAAGAGAGCCAATCAACCAGAGACCGTTGAAGACATGGGCTGGCAGTGGACTGACTTCGCGCCGATTGTGCATTGCCAGAATCTACCCTGTTCCGAATCACCCTACGGCGTGCCTGAATTCGATGAAACTTCGATTCGTTTACAGGACAGCATCAACTTTGTAGCATCGAACATCAACAAGGCGAACAGGTTACACGCAGCGCCGCAGATATGGGGCAAGAATCTTCCGCAAGAATTGAAAGCCGTTGACGTTGGTCCTTCGCAGATGCTCAATCTCGGACAAAACGGCGAAGCTGGCTCATTCCAGATGTCTGAAATGACATCCTCGCAATTCTTATTGATGTGGCTTGTCAAGCAACTTTACATCACTACTCGTACCATCGACCTTGATTCACTTTCTGACAAGTTAGGAAACATCACTAACTTCGGCTTGCGTGTGCTGTATGAGGACACACTTACGAAGCTGGCAACCAAGAGACAGCTTTACGGCGAGATGCTGAATGAGGTCAATCGCCGGATGCTGATTATCAATGGGCTGAATCCTGACCCGGGTGACATTCATTGGAAAGACATCATCCCGCAGAACAAGGTTGAGGAAGCCAATTATGTTCAAGCGTTATTGAACATGGGCGTTCTGTCGAAGGAAAGCGCGGCATTGCAACTTGAGCTTGATTACACGGCGGAGCAAGACAAGATTGCGGCTGACAAAACGAATGAAACGAATATCGGAGCCGCCTTGTTGAGTGCGTTCAATCGGAGCGGGCAGAATCAATGACCGTACAACTCTACAACTGCGACTGCCTTGAATTTATGAAAACCCTGCCAGACAAGAGTGTGGATGCTGTAGTCACTGATCCGCCGTATGGGACGACTGCAATTGATTGGGATAAACCAATCGACCTTGTTCGGTTTTGGCGCGAATGCGAGCATGTCACAAAATCCAATAGCGCAACACTGGTTTTTTCTTGTCAGCCATTTACAACTGATTTGATAGCGAGCAACCGTAAATCATTTCGGTATGAAATCATTTGGAAGAAAACCCAGCCACAAGGTTTTTTGAATGCTAACAAAGCTCCCTTACGAAACCACGAAAATATTATTGTTTTTTACAAACATCTTCCAACATACAACCCAATAAAATCTAAAATCTCACGAACCGATATAGGGAGAGTGCGGGAAGTCAACGCAATGCGCTCCAAGCAATATCGCGAGATGGATAGGACAACATGGGTTGAAACCGGAGAACGTTACCCAACCGACGTAGTTGAGTTTTCCAACTGGAATGGTGCGTTATTTGGAAAAACAGACGGAGCAACAAAGCACCCCACCCAAAAACCCGTTGATTTATGCGCATATTTGATTAATACATATTCAAACCCTGGCGACACGATCTTCGACCCCTTCATGGGTTCAGGCACAACCGGAGTAGCCTGCGTACAGACAGGCAGGAACTTCATAGGCTGTGAAATTGACGAAGGTTATTTCAAGATAGCAGAGAAAAGAATCAAAGACGCTCAAATGCAGGAGCGCCTACTTTGACCCCCCTCGAAAAGCTCCTCATCCAACTCCGCAACGAAATAGACAAGGCAGACGCAGCCGCTTTAGAGCAGCTTGCACGCGCCTATGATCGCGTTGTCTTCAAACCGCTGCAGGGTGACATTGACGCACTACAGAAAATCCTTGACCTTTACAAAGGTAATCCGGCGGTCAAGAACACCACAGAATTCAAGCGGCTGGTAGCGGACATGGATGAGAAGTTGAAATTATGGCAATCGTACCTTGACGCCAACGCAACCACAGCCGCCACAAGCGCAATCCCATTAGGGCTGGATCATGCGGAACAGTTAGTCAGAGCGGCGGGCATCGAAGGCGCGTTCCGCAAGATGAACCCGGCTGCTATTGAAAAGCTCCTCGGTTATCTGCAGGAAGGTTCGCCGCTTTACAAGCGGATCGACATGATGGCGGAGTATTACAAGAAGACAATTCCGGCAGCTATTGTTAGCGACATTACGGCGGGCAAAGTTTCCAGCACAATCATCGAAGGCGTGTCTGCTGGCAAGAATCCAAAAACAATTGCAAGTTTTCTAACGAATTATCTTGGAATGCCCCTGACCGATTCACTCCGCATGACCCGCACGGTTCAGATATGGAGCTACAGGGAAGCATCGAGGGCGGCGTATCTTGCCAACTCGGACGTGGTGGACGGGTGGATCTGGTACGCAACGCTTGACAGTGAATGTTGCCTATCCTGCATCGCGCAACACGGCACGTGGCATCCGAATACAGAATCACTTGACGACCACTGGAATGGCCATTGTACGGCTTTGCCTTCAATTATCGGCACGAAGCCGGACATTGAGACTGGTAAGGATTGGTTTAGCGCGTTGGACGAAGGCAAGCAACGGGAGATCATGGGGGACGCAAGGTATGAAGCCTGGAAGGACGACAAATTCCAGTTTTCTCAATTGTCATCGCAGCATTCAGACGAGGTATTTGGCTCGATGCGGACGGTGACACCACTCAAAGATTTACTAGGAGAGTAACAAAATGGCAGAAACCGCTGGCAACCAGCAGGACGCGACGTCCAACAATCAAGCAACCGTGACGGCTGCTCAAACGCAATCACAGAATTCAGGCGAGACACTTGAATCTTTGAAAGCGCAACTAGAAAGCGCAACGAAGCGCATCGGTGAACTGAATAAGGAATCCGAGAAGCACCGCAAAGCAGCGGATGAATGGGCGAAGGCTAAAGAAGCCGAAGAGACTGCGAAGCTATCCGAGACGGAAAAGCTCAAGAAGCAGCTTGACGAAGCCAACACTGCAAAAGAATCCGCTCTCAAAACCGCCAACAATCGCTTGATTGCGGCGGAGATCAAATCCAAATCAGACAAATTCATCGACCCCGACGTGGTACTCGCCCTGGTGGATAAATCGAAGGTGACCGTCAAAGAAGACGGCTCTATCGAAGGCGTTGACGCCGTTCTGGATGAACTCGCAAAAGCCAAACCCCACTTGCTGAAAGGCAGCGGGTCAAAGCTAGGCGCGACTAATCCAGGAGCGGCAGGAGTGAACGAAACTCCGCAGCAGAAACACGAACGTCTTTTAGGCGGCATCTCGAATCCATTTGCTACGGGGAACATCGTGTGGGGTCCTGACAAACCGGAGTAAAGAATGGCTAACGAATCAACCTATGCTG